CCGTCGATCACGAAGGCAATGTGCAGACATCACAGGAAGAGGTCGAGGCCATCATAATGGCATGCGACGATCTGATGAAAGGGTCCTGGACTGACAAGACAGGCCACGCCCGTCCTATCCATGCCACAGATATCATCGTTGTTGCGCCTTATAACGCGCAGGTGAATGCATTAAGAGAAGCGCTACCGAGTGGTATCCGGGTCGGCACCGTCGACAAGTTCCAGGGGCAGGAAGCGCCCGTCTGCCTCGTCTCCATGACGACATCATCAGCTGAGGAAACGTCACGGGGCTTCGAGTTCCTCTTCTCGCTGAACCGCATCAATGTTGCCATCTCGCGTGCAAAAGCCTTGGCACTTGTCTTCGGATCCCCCAAACTCCGGGAAGCAAAATGCGAAACAATCGAGCAGATGAGATTGGTGAACGTGATGTGTGCAATCACCCCAATTATGTAATGAGACTAGCGTTTCCGAGTTGTGCCTAAAAAATTCGTGAAAAATTGGAATGCTAAAATGAGCGCATCAGTTCAAAAATTTGATCATCAATATTTGAAATCGAGACAACGGGAATTGCGCGACGGCTTCCCTGAAGGCCTTGGGTTACGTGTCCACAGGTCGCTAAGTTGGTTAGAGCGCGCAGAGCTCGCTTCTTCCGATTTGGATGCGCAGTTCATCTTTCTTTGGATTGCGTTTAATGCGGCTTACGCCAAAGACAGTCCCGATGTGAATATTCAATCCGAGCGAAGTGTGTTTGATGAATTCTTCGGTCGTATCCTTTCGATCGATCGTGAGAATGTGATCTACCAGGCTATCTGGAAGCGGTTTTCCGGACCGATCAGATTGTTTCTCGACAACAAGTACGTTTTTCTTCCCTTCTGGAACCATCAGAACGGATTATCGGGATACGAGGACTGGGACGAACGATTTTCCAAGAGCAAGCGCCGCATTGCGGAAGCTCTGGCATCGAAAGATACGCGGTTGATACTTTCCACCTTGTTTGATCGCCTTTACGTCTTGCGCAATCAGCTCATTCACGGCGGCGCAACGTGGGGAAGTTCGGTGAACCGCGATCAAGTCCGCGACGGGAGCGAGATACTTGGCTTCCTCGTTCCGGCATTCATCGATCTGATGATGGAGCGTCCTGAAGTCGAATGGGGGCCGCCTCATTACCCGGTTGTTGATTAGGGAGAATGCGCGGTCGGTAACGAGGTCAACGCAGTCTTAAACTGTGTGATTTCTGGTAAGTCTTTCATCATTACCGATTACAGACTGTCGGGGTGAAGACTCTACGACCATACGAAGCGTTGGAGCTTGTGCAAAATGTCGCGACGGCTCGGTTCAATCAGCAGCCTTATAACATAGCGGTCGATATTTTGGTCGAGCATTGCGGATCGCGATACGATCAGGATTGCGATATCATCTCTACTCAGAACGTTCCTCCGTCGAGAATAACACCATCAACACTGCCACCTGTAATTGCGACGGCGCCCGCATTCTGAACAGCCAACGATCCAAGTCCGAGATTTGTCCTTGCGGCCGCTACATCTGCAAGATCAGACAGGTTCGACGCCTTGGCGAGTTTTGCGGCAAGAGCATTCGTGACGGTGGCAGAGAAGTTCGCATCATTGCCAAGCGCGGCTGCGAGTTCGTTTAACGTGTCGAGCGCGCCGGGTGAACCGTTGATGAGGGCCGATACAGCAGCTGCAACGAATGCCGTCGTTGCGAGCTGGGTCGAGTTCGTTCCTGCGACTGCGGTTGGTGCTGTCGGCGTACCGGTCAGCGCGGGCGAAGCGAGTGGCGCCTTGGCGGCAAGAGCAGCATCAAGCCCCGTGACTTCCGACGTCGGATGCGTGTGGGCCGCAGGCGTAAAGCTCGACGGCTTGCCCGTGACGCTCGTCCAGGCTACCGCCTCGGCGATTTCGGCAATATCCACCTTGCCGTTGTTCGTGGTGTCATAGACGGACTTCAGCATGTCGCCTGCGCCGAGGCCCGCGAGTGCTGTTTGCACAAAAGCGGTTGTTGCAATCTGCGTGGTATTCGTTGCTGCCACCGCAGTCGGTGCAGTGGGCGTCCCGGTAAGAGCAGGCGACGCGAGAGGGGCTTTTGCACCGAGTAAAGTGTCGAGCTGGCTTTTGCGTACGAGGTCGGTGCTGCCGGAGGCATCCTGCGACGCTTTAGGTACGGTCGTGAACGTTTTCGCGCCTGCCACGGTCTGGGCGTTGGCCAGATCGACGAAGGCTCCGCGTCCTGCGAGTGCGATAACGGAAGTTGCGTTGCCGGACCCGTCATCGCCCTTGCCGACATAGAGCGTATCATCGACCTCGTTGTGGGCGAGCTCGGCAGATTTGAGGGCAGGGGGCGCCCCGGCGACACCGGAGACGCGACGCTTGATGCGAATGACGTTCGCCATGGATCAGAGTTTCCTTTGTTGTCAGAAGTTGCCGCCATCAAGAACGATGCCGGTATCAAGATTGCCGGGCGGGCCTTGAGGGCCTGCCGGACCCGTCTGCCCCGGCTCACCTGTTGGTCCCGGCGTTCCGAGGACACGCACCGCTACAGGCGCCGCGAGAACGCGCACCGGGACGGGCATATCGAATCGGGTGTTGAGGCGGATCGGCCCGGTGATTGGCCGGCAGAAGACAGCCCCTGTCATCCAAGGCCCCGCGTCACGGGCTGCACCACAGGAATTTCCAGCATGAAGGCGAGATGGCGTGGCGGTGACAGGTCGGTGCGCACGAGATCGAGCACCGCGCTTCCGGGCGAAAGGCTTGCCGTTGCGCCGGCGGGCACTACGAGTTCCAAGATCCTGTCCGTCAAACGCGCGACACCGCCGTTGCCGGTGGTCAGCGTCGTCACCGGCGTGGCCGCGCTCACCTTGGTACGCAGCTGCCCGGTAAAACTCGCCCCGACCTGGAAGAGGTCGCTCGCAGCCTCGATCTGCAATCGATATTCATAACCGATGATGATGGCAGGGCCTTCGACGATAGACGTTGTCATGGCCGCCACCCGCAAAGCCTCATACCGGTGTCATTATGGGCGGCGATCTGCTCTTTTGTTTGCCGGGTCAGAACATCTTGCCGTGACGGATTGATCGGCTGCGCCCAGTCGCAATCGCTCGGCAATCGCGGATCAGTCGCGCATCCAGCTGTCGAGGCGGCGATCAAGATCAGCATCGCTATCGTTTTGAACGTCATGTCTGATTTCCCCTGATTTCCGGATGGCTCTTTCACGCGCGGCCTGACGTTTTTCTTGCCAAGCCGCTGACCCTGCCGCTCGCCCTCGCAGCCAAGCAATGCCAAGTGCTGCAACGATTGCGGCAGCAATCGCAGCCAATCCCGACAGACGGGACCACGCACCGGACAGCAATGACAAAATGAGGGCAGCCATCAAGGCGTTCTCCCGTTCCGGTAGTCTTCGATGCGGGCGGCCTTCGCCTTCCATGCCAGAACGATGACAATCAGGAAGATTGCCGCTCCCGCCCAAGGCATTACCGGCATCAGCCATTCGCCAAGATTCAAAATCCCGACGGTGCGCTCGGTCATGTCTTTTGCGCGTTCCGCCGTTTCGATGGCCGGCACAACAACCGAGGCCGCAACACCGGCCATGCCGACGATGCCCGTTGCCATCTGCCCGTTTGCTGCTTTGATGATGCGCGAACCTTCCGGCTGCCCCGATGCACGTTCGATCGAGACGACACGCGGCTTTGCACTTTGCATTGCCTCGGCGAGCACGGTGTCCACATCAGGATTGAGTGGCAGACCATTGTCGGCTCGAAACGCAAGAACGGCTGCTCGCGTGCGGGCGCCGAATTTTCCGTCGATGTTGCCGACCTCATGATAGCCGAGATCCTTCAGCTGTTGCTGGATGATCTTGATCTCTGGTCGCTGCGTTGCGTCGGCAGTAATCGGTCGACGGATCCCGAGGATCCGTGACTTCGAATAGCGCGCGACAGTGACGGCATTCGACTGATTGCCGCCCAGCACTTCGACCTGATTGCCCGCTGACTTCAGAAAAAAGGCGACGTGCCCTTGCCATGACGACGATCCGCGGGTGAAGACGATCACATCGCCCTCGCGCGCCTGTTCGATCCCGACGACCTTCTCACCCCATGTGAGGTAGGATCGGGCATTGAGCTTGCGGCTCGACCGAAGCCCTGACTTTTCTAGGCAGTGGCCTACAAAGGCGGCGCACCAGGCAACCTCGTCATGCTCGACCCAATCGTGGCCGACGCTTTCATACATTTCCACGATTTTCGGGTTGTCGGCAGGACCATCGAATTCCTTTGTGCCGAGATAGCTTTTCGCAACGAGAACGGGTGTCATCGGACAATAGCCTCCTCTGGCCGGAGGCCCGTGGCCGCCAGCATCAGTTCGTTTCAGGGGGATCGGAGTTTGGTGTTGTCGCTCGCCGTCAGGACGGCAGCTTGGTCAGCCGCTCGAGCAGGAAATCGTAGAGCTTGTCGATCTTGCCTTCGATTGCGTCGAAGCGCTTGGCGATCGACGGTTGGTCGATCTTTGCGACATCGAGTTCCAGCATGCCGACGCGAGTGCGGATGTCCTGGATGTCGGATTTGATGATGGCAATGTCTTTGATCACAAGCTGGCCGCGATCGGGGACAAGCGTCTCCCAGAGCTTGACGATGGCAAGGAGCGCGCCTGCGACGCCGCCAAGGCCGACAATGAAGTAAATCACCGTGGGCAGGCCCCCCGTCCAGTCTGGTGCCATGGGCGGCCTCCTATCTTGTGTCAGTTCCGGCGCCCTGTTGGGGCGCCTTGAGATCGAGTGTGGTGACGAAGCCACCGCCGCGCGAATAAGTATGGGTGACGGTCTCGATGCTGTAGGAGCCATCGACCCCTGGCCGTGCGCCGGTGATGATGCAGAGCCCGTCGGGAATGGCGCTGGTGTTGCCCTCGATCGTCACGGAGCCTTCCCCGGCATCTCGCTCTGACGTCGCTTTGTCCGAACCCGTTTGCTGCGTGGCTTCTCCTTCGTCCGCCTTGGCGTAACGGTGGTCATGCCGTGCAGTGACGGAAAGCGACGTTTGCGCCTCCGTGTCCTGCCACTTCGCTGCCTTCGGGTCGTACCAGCGCGCACGCATGGCGCTGAACTGTGCTCGCGCCAACGCAGGTGCGATGTCCCAACCGTGAAGATTTAGGCCCCATGCCGCGACAATGGCGGCCGCATATGTGCCGCAGCGCTTCGAGAGATAGGCGGTGCTGCCCTGGATCCGGAAGTTGGCGCCGATCTCGCGCGCCAGCCTTTCTCCGGCGTGAATAAAACTCTCGTCCCTCATTTCGAAATAGACGCGCGTAATGCCTGCCAAGTCCGGATCAACTTCGATCGTCGTAATGCCTGCGGTCTTGCCGGCCTCGCGCAGAATGTTCTCGACCGAAGTGTCGTCGAAATGCCGCTGTTGCGGCTCCTTCGGCTTGGCGGTCGTGTCGACGCCTTTTGCCGTGATGTTCAAAATGCGCCCGCTGCGCGAACCCGATGATCTGACTTCATCGACGGTGCCGGTGAAGACCGGCCGCATGCCTTCGCCTTCCCAGCCGAGTGCCACGACGACGGTTGCGCCCAGTTGCGGCAGGATGATGCGGCCATCGGTGTCGTTGATTTCAAGGCTCGCATTATCGGAATGCGTGCCGACCTTGTCCGAGACAGTGAGCGAGATCAGCACGGGCGCGAGCACGCTTGTGATATTGGTGCCGGCTACCGTCACCATGAACTGAGCGCGCTTAGCCATGCTGTGTCACCAGAGCCGGACAGGATCGAGAAGCTGAGGTTCGCGCGGCGTCGGCACATGCAAGTCGATAACAGTGCCAACAGGTAAGACGGGGCCGAGGTTCGCCAGCTCCGGGTTGTTGTCGAGAGTTGTCTCAACCAATCCCGGCATGGGTCGCCGGAAGCGGCGCCACACAAGAAGCGAAAGAGTGATGGCATCGCCTTCAACGGTGATGCGCTCGATGACTTCGCTCATGAAAACAATCCTGACAGCAGCGAGTAGAAGGATCCGTTCGAAGGCTTCGCCGATCGTTTCACCGAGATGTCGACGTCGATCACCTGACCGACGCCATTGGCATCGAGATAGGTCGATCGCTCCTGAACTTTTTCGATGACGACCCAGCCCATCTGGGCGCCGTCGCCGCGCATCAGATATTGCGGCCGGCCGGAGGCACGCGCTGCGGCGAGCTTCTTCAAATCCTCAAGCCCGCCGAAGCGGCGCGGGAATATACGGGCTTTGATGGTCCAGGTCTCAGGCCCTTCTCCTACCCATTCGAGCGGGGGACGGGTCCCGAGCACCGGCTTTTCGGCAAAGGCGGATTCATGACCATGCTCATAGTCGGTCGCGTTGAACGGCCAGACTTCGAATTGCACGGGACCGAGAACCATCAGCATCAGGCAAACCTCAATCCCGCGTCGGCATAGACGCCACGAAACACTTCTCTGACCTCGCGCTGCAGGACGGCACGGACCTGCGCCGTGATCGCCGCCGCATCGGCTGCGGAGGTGTTGTTGAAGCTGAATGGCCCGATGGTGATCGAAGGCGCTCCCATGCTGCCCGCCGAATGGACATAGCCCGACCGGCTCGGTGTGATCAGTTCGGGTCCGCGCTCGCCGACGAGATAGGGCTTTCCCGCGGACACAGGGCCACCCGCAGCTCGTGCCTGCGGCGCGGCGGCGTCAGGACTGCCGAGCCCGAAGAAACTCTTTACAGCACTGGCCGCATTATTGATGGGCGCGAGGATGCCGGCGACCTGCTGGTCGATCCACACTTTCAAATCTGCAAAGACCTGCACCATGCCATCCCAGAGCGATTTGATGAGATTGTAACCGGCGGTAAAGAACGATGCGGCCAGTTCCCCGAGCTTCGTCGTCACCGACTTTATGCCGTTGATGATGCCGTCAGCGATGTCGTATCCGGATTTCTCCCATTGGGCCTTCTGCTCTTCGGATAGCGTCTCCTGGCCGAACCAGCCGGAGAGCGTGGAGAAGAAACTCCCGATCCATCGGGCGGCTCCTTGCCACGCAGACGAGATTGCCCCGCCGACGGACGCGAGCGCGTCGAACAAAGGCTGCGCAAGTTGCAGAGCAGGTTGCAATTCTTCGCCGAGACGTTTCGCGATTCCTGTGAATACCGCAGAGATACGATCCCAGTATTTCCAGATTGTGACGCCGGCGGCAGCAAGTGCTGCAACGATGGCCACGATGGTTGCCCATACAGGCGCGGAGATCGCAGCAAGCGCTACGCCCACGGCTGTGAGCGCAGAACCGATAGCGGCCACACCCGGCACGGCAAGTGCTATGCCACGAAGCCCCACAGCAATGCGTCCGAGCACGCCAAGCGACTGGCCATTCATGGCGCCAAGCGCAGTCTGGAGCGCAATCATTTCTGTTGCAGCAGTTCCGGCGCCAATCGCCGCCTTGCCGATGGTGTTGAAGCCAAGCGAGAGAAGGCTCAAAGCGCCACCGCGACCGATGAGACCAATGAAGCGCAGACCCGCCATTGCCACCTTGAAGCCGATGATGGCAGCTGTTGCCGTGAGCACCGCAGTCGTGAGTTCCGGATAGGTAGCAGCAAGCGTCGTGACCTTGTCGATCAGCGGCGTCGTCGTGATCATCAGGTTCGACAACACCGGGATGATGGCATTGCCGATAGTAATTTTCAGATTGGTCAGAATGTTGTTGAAGCGTTGAAGCTCGCTGCCGAAGGTGCGGTTGCGGTTTTCGAACTCCTTGAAGGAGGACCCCGCGTAATTGGCTTCGTTCGAGATCAAGCCTAGCGAGGAACGCACGAGATCAAGATTGGTGAGAAGCGGTCCAAGGGCGCGCGCTTCGTTGCCGAAGAGCTTGCTGGCAATTGCGGCCTGTTGTTCCTTCGGCAATTGCGAAAGCCGTTGCAGCACATCGACGGTGGTACCTACCGCATCTTTCTGCATGCGCTTTGCAACAGCAACCGCGTCAAGACCGAGCGCCTTGAACGCCTCGCGCTGGCCTTTTGTGGCAGCGGTGCCGTGCGTGAGCGCGAGGCCCATGTTGCGGAACGAGGTTGCTGCGACTTCGCTTTCAGCACCAGCCGCAATCATCGCCGATGCAAAGGCCGCCGTCTGTTCTGCGGTGAAGCCGAACATTTTTGCTTGTGCGCCAACGCGGCGGACAACGTCTAGGATCTCGGCGGCAGAAGATGCTTGCGCATTCGAAAGATGATTCATGGCATCCGAGAGCCGAACCGTCTCGTCGATCGTGAGACCAAGGCCCGTCATCATTTTGGCCATGGCTGAACCGGCATCGGCCGCAGAGATATCGAACGCGACGCCGATTTTGGCGGCAGCCTCCGTAAACCGTACGAGATCCGCCCCCGCAATGCCAGCTTGGCCAGCCGCTGCGGCAATCTCGGCGAGGCCATTGACGCTGAGCGGAATGTCCCGCGACAGCGTCATCAGCCCCGCCTGGAAGTCCTTGAAGGCTTGCGGCGTCGGAAAGTCGACGACCTTCTTCACGTCCGCCATCGCGCTTTCGAACTTCGTCGCCTCTTCGACCGGGGCGGCAATCGCAGCTTTAAGAGTGTAAAAGCCTGCAACCGCGTCGACGAGCCCGGCCCGGGCATCGGCCAAGGCACGGTTGTTGCGGGTGATGGCCGCATCGAGCCGATCACCAAACCCAATCCGGCGGTCATTGGCGTCGTCGATGCTACGTGTGATTCCGGCGAGACTGCGCGCCACACCGCGTGCAGGCGCCGATACTTTGTCGAGGAGTTCAACGATCAGCTGGGTGGTCAGATTGGCCATCTTCAACTCCCCGCAGACCCTGAGAGCCGCCGCGCCTCGTCATGCCAGAGCAGCGCCTCGGTCCAGTCCATGTCCTCGAACGCGGTGATCGGCGTTGCAAGGACATGGGCAATGTCGGCGATTACGCCCCGCCAGTTTCTAGCGGCGCGGCCTTCTCGAAAAAACCGGCGATCACCTCGGACGCGCGGGTGAAGTCCACGGCATCCAGCTCCTCGATGGCGGCTTCCGGGATACCCGAAAGAAGCGCCACCATGGCGGTGCCCTGGTCGAGCTGTGTCGGCTTGCCTGCGGTTGCCTGTTCCATGGCGCGAAGGTCACGCACCTTGGGCCTGCGGATCTGCAGTTCCGTGATGGTGTAGCCCTCGAATGTGACCGGCGTGCTCAACTGAATGGTGATGGATGTGCTCATGGCCCGTCTCCTCAACCCGTCGTCGGAATGCGCAGGATGCGGCGCTCATCATCGACCTGCGAGGTGCCATCGAGACGCCAGTCGGCCGAAAAGAAGTCCCAGAACAGTTTCTCCTTCTCGCCGAACCACAGTTCGTAGTGCATGACCTCGTTGATGGCGTAGTCGTGTCCCATCATCTCGCCGCGTTTGAAGGCTTCGGGCTCGATCTTGCCGAGACGGCCCTCGATCACGGCTTTGGCTTCATGCGCCACACCGGTGCGCTTGTCGCGGACAACACCGTAAGCGGTAAAGACCTTTGCATCTCGAGTTCCAAGGCCGAACCGGCTGAGGAGATCGGGGTCCCAGCCCGCAAGCTTGAAAGTGGGCTCGAGTTTCTGGATGCCGACCGCAACTTCGATCTGCACGCGAGAACCGCCTGCATGGTGGTCTTGGTAGATTTCCTGCAGTGTAGGCAGCTGCAACTCGTTG